CAGGAATCGGGTTCATGTCCTCCAGCCGCCTGATATCGTTTGCCGACAGCCAGCCGTTCTGACGGGCGATGGAATAGCCGCGCATGCGCTTTTCGTAGTCGCCGCGCAGCAGGCCGTCAACATTAAATTTTATGAAGTACCGATCCTTTTCAGAAGGCAAAAGTAACTGCTGACACATATATTGCTCGAGCCTGCAAACCCAGGGGTCAATGCTATAGGTCAGGAATTCAAGCGACTGTTGCTCTATATTGTTAAAGCTGGATTTTTCCAGGTCGCCGATCATGTGCGGCGGCACACGGAAAATCCTAGCGATTTCGTTCAACTGAAACCTTCTCGTTTCGAGGAACTGCGCGGCGTCCGGCGGGATGGACACGGGCTTAAATTTCAGCCCTTCCTCCAAAATCGCCAAACCGTGGAATTTACTGCTTCCCCTGTACAGCGACTCCCATATCTTCCGGAGAGCGTCCTGATCATTCATCGTCCCCGGCGCCTCGATGATCCCGCCTGGGTTGGCGCTGTTGGAGAAGAATTCCGCGCCGTAGTTTTCTGTGGCGATGGCCAGCCCGATGGCGTTCCGGGCGAGGTCGATGGGAGAGTACCCGACCAGGCCGTCATATGACAGGCCCGCGATATGCAGCATATAATCCCTCGGGATAATGACGGCCCCGGCCACGTCCCCGCGCCGCTTTTCATCCTCGTCGCGCCAATATGTATAATATAATTCCCCGTTCTCGGCCCGTTTCACGTCGACTTTATTCGGTAGCAGCGGATACAGAGCCTTTACGCGCCCCGAATTATCGCGTATAATCTGGGAGTAGGAATTTCCGTACAGCAATAGGTGAGACATGATCGTCTCGCGGTAGGCGAAGCTGTTCATCTCCGGGTTGGGCTCCAAATGGAGAATCCTTTGCAACCCATGAGTGGGCGCGAGCCTCCGCCCGTCGCCGTCGTACTCGTAAATGTTCAGCGGAAGGCTGGCGATGGCTTCCGAAATCACGCGGACGCAGGAATACACCGCCGCCGTGCGCAGCGCCGTGTCCTCGTTCACGCTGACGCCGGATGTGGCCCTGCCCCAGAAGAAGGATTTCGCGGTGGACAGGGTGTTGGTCGGTTTTTCTTTCCCTTCGGTTTTTTTGCGGGAAAATATACTCATACAGATAACCCCTTTTTCTGAAGTAGATGATGCTGTAAGAGTATATGAGACGCTTGGACAAGTTATGTCAGATCCATCCGTCCGCGCCGTAGGCGATGACGCCGCGCTTGATTTGCTTGGGTTTGCTGTTGATTGCGCCGTCGAGCGCCATTATCAGAGCGACCATGCCGTCGATTTTCTCGGTGGCCTTTTCCTTGTCCGGCTTGATGTTCCCGGCGGGATCGGTTCTCACAACGAGGTTGTCGGCCATCCAGCGCAGCGGAGGGTTCCCGGCGTGAGCGAGTTTTTTCTCCAGCACGAGCTGCATTAGCATGTTCGTGGCGGGACTCATGTCCCCATACCCCTGGCCGAACCGCGTGACCTTGAAGCCCATGCCCTCAAGGTTCTGTATGAGGTTATCCGATCCCCAGCGGTCATAGGCGATGTCTTTGATGTTATACTTTTTGCCCAGCTCCTGGATAAACTTTTCGATATAGGCATAATGAATTACGTCGCCCTCGGTGGTATTGACCAGCCCCAGCGCCTTCCACTCGTCATATGGGACGTGATCGTGCCGAACGCGAACGTCTATGCAATTTTCGGGAAGCCAGAAAAACGGAAGCACGATGTATTTGTCCTCTTCATCTTTTGGAGGAAAAACAAGCACAAGCGCAGTGATGTCAGTCGTTTTGCTGAGGTCGAGCCCGCCGTAACAGGCCCGCTTTTCAAGCTGCTTCAAGTCGAACTTGAACCCGCAGGCGTCCCATTTCTCCATGTTCATCCAGCGGACTGTCTGTTTGACCCATTGATTCAGGCGGAGCTGCCGGAACTGGTTCTCGTAATGGGGAGCGCGCTGGGCTACCTCGAACGCCTGGATCATGTTTTCCATCGGCACAGTGACGCCGAGGGAGGGATTCGCTTTTTTCCAGACTTCGGGATCGGTCCAGTCATCATTATCAGCCGCGCCGTAAATCACCGGATAGAACGTTTCGTCGCGCTTTTTGCCCTTCAAAACTTCCGTGGCGAATTCGTGCAGTTCCCAGCAGATGGAGTTCCTGTCCACACCGGCAGTTGTTATGATAAATTTCAGCGGCTGGTCGCGGGCGTCGGTGGAACCGCCGGTCATAACGTCGTACAGGTCGCGGTTAGGCTGGGTATGCATCTCGTCGAAAATAATTCCGTGAGGGTTGAAACCGTGCTTAGAGTGCGCGTCCGCGCTGACAACTTGATAAAAACTCTTCAGCGGGAGGTACACCATTTTCTTCTGCGCGGTGTTCATTTTGATCAGGCGCTTCAGCGCGGGAAACTGGTCGACCATGTCCACAGCCACGTCGAAAACAATGGACGCTTGCTGGCGGTTGGACGCGCAGCCGTAAATTTCTCCGCCGTATTCATTGTCCGTGCAGGTGAGTAATAACGCGACAGCGGCGGCCAACTCCGACTTACCTTGTTTTTTCGGTATTTCTATGTACGCCGTCCTAAACTGTCGGCATTTATCAACGCGCCGGATCACGCCGAACAGATCGCGGATGATGCGCTCCTGCCAGTCGATAAGCTCAAACGGCTCGCCGCGCCAGCTGCCTTTGGTGTGGCGCAGGCTGTTCACGAACATGACCGCGAGGTCGGCGTAATACTCCTTGTAGATCGAGCCTGGGGCCTTGAACGGCGTGGGTTTGTAGGCTTTTAGCTGGAATTCGCGCTCCATAGGCGGTCACCTCGGGAAGAGAGCCAGGGAGTCCGTTGGGGACTCCCGTTTGGGTGCTATTAATGCTTTATGGCTTGGGCGAACTCGATTCGAGTGTGCCCAAGCATGTCATTTCAAAACTCGATCTGATCGAGTTTTGACATGCTGTGGTATTACTTGCTTTCGAGTACCGTGCTGTCCGGTAATGCGTCGCCCGGATTCGGCAAATCCGCCTGTTTCTCGGCTTTTTTCGGGGAGCCATACCTCCACCCGGAGTCGCCGTCCAGATTCTGATAAAGCAGGCGGCGAATTTTACCGTACTCGCTGCCTATCATGCCCAGGGAGATGCTCCACACCCGCATACTGAACCGGGGGTTATCGGTGTCGATGGTCTGCGCGGTCACGCGTTTCTTGCGCTTCGCGGTTTCCACAAGGCAGCTTATGAACTGCGCGTATGCGTGAACCGTGTCCCCGTCCAAAGGGCCGCTAAACCAGGGAAATTTCAAGCTATCCGGGGTCGTGAGTATGGGCAGTTCCTCCGCGCCTAGGGCTTTTTTCAGGAGCGGGGCTTTGGCCGCGACCATTTTCCGAAGGTTGGCGAGCGCCTCGCCCGTTATGTTTTTGAGTGGGTACTCGATTGTCAGGCGATCAGGGGCGTTATCATCCGCTTCCGGCACGTCTTCCGCTCTGGCGGAGGTTTTGACCGGCTCCGGCATTGTTTCCGCTTCGGCGGCGGCCTCGACCGGCTCGGGCGTTGTTTCCGCTTCGAAAGCGGTTCCGTACGGCTCAGGTGCTATTTCCGTATTGGCGGCGGCCTCGACCGGCTCCGGCGCGGTTTCCGTTTCGGCGGCGGTTTCGTCCGGCTCCGGCGTTATTTCCGCTTCGCTGGCGGTTTCTTCCGGCTCCGACGCTATTTCCGCTTGCGCGGCGGTTTCATCCGGTTCCAGCGCAGTTTCCGCTTCGGCGGCAGCATCATCCGGCTCCGGCGCGATTTCCGCTTCGGCGGCGGCATCTTCCGGCTCCGGCGCGGTCTCCGATTCGGCGGCGGCTTCGACCGGCTGCGGCGCGGTTTCCGCTTCGGTGGCGGCTTCGTCCGCTTCCGGCTGCGCCTTGCCCTCAAGCTCGAATCCCTTATCCGCGAGCCAGGCAATCAGACTGATATCCTCGGGGCCGATTAACGTTCCGTCCCTGTCCACCGTATAGTCGTCGCCGATTGTAAATTCGTATCGCGGCGGCCCGCAGTATTTGTGCTCGGTTCCGAGTATCTCCGAGATTGCCGTGACCAGGGCCTTCCTGTCCTTGCCGGTGACTCCAAATGCGTAGTATTTAGTCATGCTGTGACCTCCTCATGGGCCTTTCGCCCAGTATTTGCGGGCTTTTTCCGCCCTAGCATGACCATCATAACTCTGACTTGGGGTCGTCAGCAACCAACAATACATGGATTAGAATATGCCCAAAGCCGCATAAATACTGGGTTTGAAAGCCATCAGCCGTTGATTTCGTGATACCCCGTTCGCTGGCCGTCGCGCACGAGAAATACGCCGGAATCGCTTTTCTGGAATTCACAGAACCGTTTTGTGATAACGTCGCAGTATTTTGGATCAAGCTCCATCGTGTAGCAGACGCGCTCCGTCTGCTCCGCCGCCAGCAACACCGTACCTGAACCGCCGAACAAATCCAGCACAGCGTCGCCGATACGCGACGAATTGTTTAACATCCGCGCCATCAGCGCGACAGGCTTCATCATCGGGTGGTCTGCGCTTTTCGCCGGTCGGTCGAACTCCCACACATCGTTCTGCTGATGGTCTTCCAGCCGGCAAAGTCTCGGCTCCCCGTTCGGCGCGAACCATCCGTACCAGATCGGCTCATACCGTGTGTTATAGTCTTTCCGCGACAAAACGTGTCTGTCTTTGACCCAGATGATGGTCGACGACCAGTGGAACCCTGCCGTTTTCATGGTGGACATCACGGTCGCCCATTCCTGCGCGGACATGATTACCCCTTAGAAATGCACATAGAAATGTCAATCAGAAAAGAAGCGGCTCCCCGCCTATAGCTCTATTCTACACCAAAACGCGCTTATAGGCAAAGGAAAACTTCACCTAACAGCGCGTATAATGTTCTACATATGTACGGTAATGCACTAAATTTGTAAGTTCCTAACCTTTACACGCTCATTTGTTGCGCTTGTGTTCATATGGTTTTGGGTTGTCTGTTTGCCCCAAAAGATAGTCTATGCTCGTGCCATAAATTTTTGAGAGTTTGATTAGTATTTCAGGGGATACGGAATTCACGCCATTTTCGTATGCGCCATATGTCCGCCTGTTTATAAATAATAAATCCGCAACGTATTGTTGCGTCCAATCCTTATCTTCTCTAAGATTTCGTATTCTTTCATAAATCATCATTTTTCACCCGGGCAATTATATAATGCCATAAATCCTACCATTGACTTTTGGCAGGATTTATGGCATTATATGTTTGAGGTGGAAAAAATGGGATTATATGATGAAATAGAAAAATGTTTCCCAAATATCGAGAAACTTTTATCAGAAAAGGATTTAATGAATTTTAAGAATACACCTATTTCCGAACTCTACAAGTATCATTTTAACCTTGGCTTATGGATAAGAAATGATATGTTACGCTCAAAAAAAAGTCCTTTGAGACAGGTTTTTATCAAAAACGGCATAGAAAACCCTGATGATATGTCATCAATAATAATACTATTATTTCACTACTATATTTCAAGATTGTGATTATCATTTGTTTTGATAATCCAAATAAATGTATTCACTTCTTACTATTACCAATACTATTAGCAAGTGAGTTGAAAAACAAACCAATAATTAATACTCCAATTATTGTTTCTACAGCAACAAAAACTCTCGCACGCGTTGTTATCGGTAGTATATCACCCTGACTTGCGGTAGTTATAGTAAACGTACTTAAATAAAGCATTCTTACAAATTGGCCGCTGCTTTTTGATGGAAAACCATTATTAGCATATTGTAAGCCGATTATTTTATTATATAATTGAGTCGGCATATCAATATGTGTAACTTTGAAGCCATCTTCTTTCATAGGAAATAATGTATTAACTATATCATTATATTCAAAATCCAAGTTAGCAAAGGGTAAATTCTGTTTTTCTACATTCAGAGGAATCATTACAATATCATTAATTTTCATATAACCTGTTAAATCAAATGAGCATAATAATGTACTACCCATTTGCACTAACCCAAAATCTGTATTATCATATACCGTTATGTTAATATCAAATGAACAATCATTACTATCTACAAATTTTATAGAATGCACATTCAACGTATCCTTGTCTATATATACTTTATCATTAACAATTATTTTGCTGTTGGATAAATCCTTTTGCGAAGTTAGTATAGTATTCTTGATTCCATCCAGAATACTTATAGCATCATTCGTCAATGAACTTTCATATTTGACAGTATCATGGTAGAATTCATTCGGCAAAAACATATAAATAACTGCAAAAGCAATCATTACTCCAATATAAATAGTCGGATAAATTATAATTGGTTTGCTAAAAGTTTTAATTGCTTTTTTTACAAAAGTAGCAATTACAAATTTTGTTTTCTGCAATAAGATTGAAATTAAGTTTTTTGCTTTTCTGAATTTAATTAACATACTTACCCCTTTTTCTAACATCAAGTTTGCTTGAATAATTCCATTATATAGCAATTCATACTGAATTTCAACAAAAACTGTTATAATTTTTTGCTATACAATTTCAGTGGATGAATGGTTCTACATCCTCCGCCCCCGGCTGACTTAAAAGCCGCGCCGCGTAAACCTTCAAATCCTCTTTGTACCCCTCGAAAGTATCAACCCGTGTCACGTTGTAGAAAACGCCTTTATACTCAATGTAACAATCCGCCGTCAAATCCCCGCGCCAATTCACTACAAAAAGCATTTCCTCGCTATTCTGTACAGCTTTCGCGGCGTAAAACTCACTGGCTGACAACTGCCGCGCATACGCCCATAGCCGCCCGGCGTGAATTGGTATGTACTTCGCTGTAGAAAATCCTTCTTTGTCCTTTGTGCGTTCAGCGCGGTATATAATAATCTTCTTATCCTTCAAATACACCCTTTCCGCTCCCCTCCAAAAAAAGATTCATCACAACGCCGCCGTGTATTCCCCGTAATGCTCATATAGCCCCGTATAAGCGTTTAACAGGCTCGCCGTGCCGTCTATCCTCTGTTTCGGGGATTGATTCTTGATAGGCACGATATTCCCGTTACGGTCGGTTAAAACGCCCGTATTCGTCAAGCACCATTTCAACAGCGGATTATTATTGTATACAACCCGTTTCGCCTGTAAATCCACGCCTAACATCTGCATGGGCAAAGATAAAGTTTTCGCCCCCTGAATACACCGCACCATTGTAAACCCCTCGGCGGTCATTTCCTGTACCCAATATTTCGCGCTGTAACTGTCATAGTAAACCCACGCAACCGACAAACCCGCCTTTTTTACCATTTCGATAAACCATGCCGTCACGTCCGAATAATTGATACAGTTGCCCTGACACAACCGCAAAAGTCCTCTGTCGTACCATGCGTCATAACGGATATGGTCTATCTTTACCCGGTCGGCCAAATTGTCAGACGGCAACCAATACATTTGATGTATGTACTTCTTATCCTCTCCCGGCTTCATCATTAAGAGCGTCGCGCATGTCAAATCCGTTGTTATGCTCAAATCCGCGCCGCCGATAGCAAACGCGCCCCGGAATTCCTCTAAATCAAATGTTTCCTCGTTGTTGATTTCCTCATATGTAAGCCACGCGGTTGATGAAGTTTCCCGGATATTAAAATCCTTTGTTAGTATCCCGTTCAAATCGGCGGGGCTGTTCTTTGCACGCTCTACCTTAAATTGCAAATCGCTGGCTTTCTTTATGTTCCCCAACGCCGGGTTAGCTTTCATCCACGCCGCCGGATCCGTCCATTCGTCCCGGCTGTCAAGCTCATAAATCACCGGGAAAAAGCTGTTATCAATGATTGTACCGTCCGCAACCCCGCAAGCATATGTGTACATATCGTCAAATATGCATTCTCTGACCGTTCCGGCGGTTGTTATCATAATCAAAAGAGGCTGACGCCGCGTCCCCTGTGACTGCTTCATAACCTCATACAAATTTCTGTCCCTAACCCCGTGCAACTCGTCCATGATAACCAAATGGGCGTTCAGGCCGTCCAGCGTATCCGAATTACGCGCTAACGGCTGTATTTTCGAGAATGTTTTCTCATAGTATAAATCTGTTTTCCGCTTCCTGATATGCTTTTTTAGCTGTGGAGACTGTTTCACCATGTTTTGCACTTCTTCAAATATCAATACAGCTTGCGCGTATTTCGTCGCGGTCGAGTATATTTCCGCGCCGCCTTCACCGTCCGCTAACATCATATATAGCGCAATCCCTGCTAAAAGCGTTGATTTGCCGTTTTTACGCCCCACTAAAAAGAATGATTCTTTATACCGCCGCAATCCCGTTGCCGGGTCTATCACGC